GAGATCATTCTTTGGCATAACTGTTCTGCCAAGGTAAGATATTTTGAATTATCCTCACTGGTTATTGACATGAAAAGGACAGACGAGAGGGCTTCATAATCGTTGGTTGGTGGTTTCATTGTTCGACTTTCCCGATTAATTTTTCGTATTGTTTAGGATCTGATAACCCCTTATCAAAGCGTGGTAGTAACCAGGCGATGATCTTTACCTTTCTTTCTTGGTCCTTCTTTGTCTCGTTCTTGGAAAGAGGACCATGGACCAAGGACGAAGGACTTACCTTATCCAACACTTGTACCCTGTGCATTCTTCTTTTGGAAAGCCACAATGTTCACAGCTTTCCTCAATAAGCACATAATGGCTTTGAGGGGCGTCGTATATCATCTCTTTTTTAGCTTCCGGCTCTTTTACCGGACGGTATAGAGCTTGCCAAATCATTTTTATTTCTTTATTTTTATTCATAATACCCAATATTATAAGGATTTTATGAGTCAGTGCAAGATTTATTTTATATAAATGGTTTTTCTAACTTGAACCTCACCTATAGGTTTTCGCTGTAAGTCATTGATTTCATTAAAGAAAATATTTCTTCTAACTTATGCCAAGTTAGATAAAAACTGTAATAAAATCAATGGCTTAGAGTAACCCTATAGAAAGAAAACCTCACCTCACTTCTGCACACACAGAAAAGAACAACAAGTTAGGAATTTTTTCAGAATCACGGGTGAGAAAGTTAGAGTGCTGGAAAATGTTGTTGTATAAGGGGTTCCCATCTAACTTCTGTCAGGTGAGGTTCAGGTTAGACAGGTTAGAAAATAAGGGTTTTCTTACTCAAAGTTACTCTGTTATAATGCTTGTATGTCTAAACTAAGCAATAATTGTTACCTGGGACGCTTTTGGGATCAGGAAACAAGAACATTTAAAACATGGAGTGAAACATGCCAAAAGGAATCTCCGGAAATATCTCAGGAAAAAACAAAAAACACCTGACGCATAAGCAGATCCGCTTTGCCAAGGAGTATGTCTATAACGATGGGTCCAAAACCCAAACGGAATGTGCTTTGGATGCTGGCTATGCCGACAGCTCTGCGGCCGTGCGTGCTTCTGAATTAACCAATCCACAGAAGTATCCGCTTGTGGTTCATTACATACAGACTCTCCAAACGGAAGTAGATAAGAAATATGAAGTTACCTTTGGTCGTCACGTTAGGCAATTGGCCAAGATAAGAGATCAAGCTATGGAGAAAGGTAATCTCACGGCTGCGGTTTCTGCTGAAGTCCAGCGAGGTCGAGCGGCAGGCTTGTATGTTGAACGTAAGGAAGTGCGTACCGGTACGCTTGATTCTTTGAGCGAAATAGAAATTAAAGATAGGATTAAGAAACTCTTGGGAGACTATAAGCCGTTGTTAGATGTTGTTGATGCCGAGATTGTTAAGCAGTAAAGAAACCTAAAAACCTATGGAATAGTTTTTCTCTGTAGTCTTCATGCTCGTAGCCTTCTGGAAACTCATAAGTCTTTTTGCCTGTGCTTGTGTCTTCTATCTCTGTTCGTCCATCCTGGTACTTGGTTTCGATCTTTCCATTGTTGGCATGAATATAAGAGACTTTATTTTTCCATTCCCTAAAAGCTTCCTGCCTTCTGGTTTCTTCAACTAGGTGGGTGTATTCAGTCATTTGTCTTTCTCCTTGTCTTCAACGTATTCTTTAAATTCTGGGGTTAGTCCTACTTGTTCTATCGGTGTCTCTGCATCATCGTATTCTTCCCACTCTAATTGCTTAAGAGCTTTGCTGTGTCTGTCCTCTAGTGTGTGAAGTATATCTTGTAGCTTGTTACTTAGTCGAGGGTGGGTATCAATGGGACAGTCAATACAAAGTTTGTAATGTGGAGACTTGTTTTTAGTATAGATAGCCACATACACCAGGAGATCCAATAGTTGATTGCGTTTAAATATTTGGATCAAGCCTTCGGCCTGTGGCTTGTTGAGATAAACTCTTTTTCTAATCATAATGTCCTCACTTTTGCTTGTTTAGTTGTAGGGGGGTGTTCGGTTTGGATAATGCTTTGATAAAGTTCTGTTGTTACTTTCTTGCGTTGCTCTGGCGTTACTCTTGATAGTATTTTGATGTCTCTCCTCTTTGGCTTGTAGGTTTTCCAGTAAATAGCTTCTGCTGGTTTTGTTCGCCAAGTCCATTCTATCGTGCCAGCGTCTTTTGAGTCAAAATGCAAAAGAGGGTCGCAAGGGAATTTATCTTTGTAGAGCATTATAAAAATTTCATGTGGGGTTTGGCTCTCGCTTTAGCTATCTCCAAATCGTCAGTACCTAATCTAATCGTAGGTTTGCTTGAATCGGATGATACTAAGACATACTCGCCATTGTGTTTATCTAGTCTGTATTCACTTGCCATTTTTTGCTCCTTTTATAACTAGGTTATACAATTCTTCTGTTTCTTCTTTAGTCAACTTCTCGTCTATATTGTGCTGTAAACGAATACCACTTTCTTCTTCTCCACTTGCGGTTCTATTAGCAAGGTAGTCTCCGTAAAAGAAAACTTTTTCAATTAACTTCTCCATCTATAACTCCTCAATATGCCCAAGTTTGACTAGGCAATTTAGTTAATGGATTTAAGCCTACTTCCTCTCGCTTCCCATTCAGTTCTTCGAGGGTTAGGTATTTGTCGCTAGTAAAAACGACAAAGCCACACTCATAACATTCAATGTGAACACAAGGAAAGGGTTTATGGTCTTCACTTACCGAACAGTCTAGTTGACAGTTCGGACAGGTTATTTCGTAATCATATCCACTCATTTGCGATCTCCTTTTTCATATTCTTGTTCAATTTTTTCTGTTGTAAATCTGTCTGCCCACATTGTTTCGTTATCTGTAATATCAGCATTACAAATAATTACTTCAGACTGATCTTTATGTTGGACATAGAGATTTAAATGACCATCACTATCTGAACACACTTCTATTTTCCAATCTTTTATCTTATGTTTTTGATATTCGTATTCATTCATCTATAACTCCTCTGTTATTTTATTAATAATCTCTCCGATCACTCTCTTGTGTAGCTTTCGGTCTTTTAAAATATCTTCCTCGTCATCGTGCAAGGTAATGATAGGCACTCCTTCTTTTGAAGGAAAGACATAATACTTAATTGGCCTTCCAGCTTTTTTTGATTCAATTACTTGGACACCTTCAAAAATGCTGGTGGCTTGATTCCAATAGGCTTCGGTAAATTCTATTTTAGGACTCATACTTCTCCTCTATTATAGAAGCATAAGGATAGGGATTAGGTTTGTCCTCTGGAACTAAATCTTCAACCTCTAATCCGTCTGTTAAATAAGAGCAATCAACTTTATATGAGGTATAAATAATCGTTTTCCCATTCTTATCCTTGAGTTCGTTTCCGTCATCATCAAGTCTGTAAAAGGTTACATCCCATACAGATATATTGTTATATTCACTATTGATAACATCTTCTATGGCATCAGCAGTCTTTCTGTCTAGTGGTTCGTCAGTATGATCCACTATCATCTGTTCGTATTTTGTTATTTCTTTATTCATCTTTCTCTCTCCATTCTTTAGCTAACTCATGGGCTCTGGCTACTGCCGAATCCGTTTCTTTAGCGGTTATAATTATTTCTTCCAGAATTTTATTAGTCTCGGTGTTGGTTATGCGGACTCTCCACTCTTGAATCCTTCCTCGCCTTTTAGGTAACATTTTTACTGTTCCTTTTATGGTAGGTGGGGATAAGATATTAGTTCCCATTTCATACTGCCAACTGTTGCCGAATTTCATATTATTTCCTTTTTTTGTTGTTCAATTACATCGAATCCTTCGGTCACTAATTTATCCATAAACCATTGGGCCTTGAGTAAATCCTCTTGTCCGTTCTTCTCGGTGTATCTCCATAAGTATTTTTGGACAGACCCTTTCAGATAGCCATGAAATCCTTCGGTGGATAGACTTGCTTTGATTGCGTCTATGCACTCAATCTTGCTGTCTCGGTAGTGACTTGGGTTGATGTTGTCAGTCATTTATCCTCTATTCTGTATGAAAAATTATCTGGTAAAAAAGGCATTAGAAAGTTATTAAGAAACTCTACTAAGTCTGTAAAGTTTGTAAATTCTCTCTCGACTCCTTTATCGTCTGTAATAATTATTTTTTCATTCACTTCCCTTTCTCCTTCTTTTTGATTGCTAATAATTCTTCGTTCACTTTTTTAAATACTTCTCTGGTGTCCTCTACTATGTTGTGCTTATCTTCGTAGGCTTCGGCTTGTTGGAGAATGTTTGGATCAATCCCCTGCGTATCTGTCGGAGATCCAATTCTCTGCGGTTGCTCGTCTGCTTTTTCTAACTGTCCGTTGTGCCACACTCGATAGACTGGTTCGCTTACATCTACTTTAGAACCTGTCATTTTCCTGCTAACTGCGTTGATTCCCTGCTTACGCATCAATGCGGATAAGCCATTAGCTTGATTTTGGGTTAGTCCCCCAACCGAATCGCCTTCTTCCATGCCAGCTATGAGTTCTCGGTATTGGCTATTCCTACTGTAGTAGCTGGGTGGAATCTCTAGTCCTTTGTCTATTTTCCACTTCACAATCGCCACTCGTTTTTTCTGACTTCGGCACTAGCTTTCTCCTCAACATGATAGGTACACCCTTGACCTTTTAAGGCACAATAATGATCAAATTCAGGGTAGTGGCTCATGCAAGGCATGTCTCTACAATCACTCATTAGCTTTTTCCTTAATTTCATACTCCCACCACCCATCACATTCAGCTATGCCTAGAAGGAAAGCGTCTAATTCCTCTTGAGTTTTAAAAGCGTAAGAAGCTTCTTCTTCTCGTTCTGTTCCCCAAATAATAGTAACTTTGTACATCTTTATTGGCTTCTCCCCAATATCCCTTTCACACTTGTCAGCGAAATCCTGCATCTTTCGTTCTCGTTCTGCATCTTCTTTGGCATGTTTCATACCAGATGCAAAACTGCTTGTCTGTATGTCCAGAAATATCTTAGCCATATCAAAGACCATTTGTGATGAAGGGTTCATTTCTTTTTCTTTAGCCATTAGCTTTCTCCTCAACTGCACTCTCTACATATTCTTCGTAACCATTTTTTTCAACAGTTTCCCAAGCACATAAAGGTTCACTATCTTGTGCAGTAAGTATTGCTTC